CTTGGGTTTACTATATCTACTAATCAAAAAAATCTAACAAAAGCAACTAACTTATTAAGCAATTAAAACTTAAAAAATGAAAAATACAAAAATTGAATACTTAAATGAATTTTATAAATTTTGCAAAAGAAACGGTTTAAATGTTGCAAATTTAGATTATGGAAATTTAGATTTTTCCCAGCCAAATATCGAAAGCACATTTAAAAATAGAACTAAAGAAGTTAAAAGCCAATTTAACCACGTTTTTAACCTACCTAACGAACAAAAAAACTATTTCGATAACAATTATAAAGAAATGGTTTTCGTTCCTAAAAACTAATTAAAATGAGTGATGTAACACTATTAAGAAAATTAACAGAAAAAAGTATTTTAAAGTTTGGACAATATTCTGATGCTAGAATTTACAATTTATTAGAATTAAAAAAATATTCTTATTTGCGATGGGTTTATTTTAGTTGTAGTAATATTACTTTTTTTGAAAATATTTTATTGGAAATCGGAATAACTGAAGAATTTTTTATACAAAAGCCTGGAGTAAATTTAGAATTTCACGAAAGATTAAATAAAATAAAACGTGAAAATATGTCATTGAGGGCAAAAAAACATATTGATAAAGTTTATAAATGTTCAATGAAAAATAAAAAAACTAACTCAATAAATTTAGATAAAAAAAATTATTCAAAAGCAAGTTTAACACGAAAAAATCAAGGTCATTAACTAAAAAAACAAAAAAATGGAAGAATTAATTTTAGATAAAATAAACAATTATTGTAACGAAAATTATAATTGGTTCGATAATTTTATTGAGTGTAAAGATTTAGAAGTTTACGATAAAAATTTTGAATTAGTAGCGTTAATTAATTTTGAAATTGAAGTTGAGGTTTTTCAATTACCTAGTGTTGGGAATTATTTTGATGCTCCTGAATATGGCGAATGTGATTTTAATTTATTTTCAATTACAGTAAAAGAACTTTACAATACAAAAGGCAAATTATTGCCAAACTTAAAAGAAAAAATACAAAAATTATTAGAAAATAGAATAGGCAAAAATTTATAAACTTTAAAAAAACAATTATGAAAACATTATTTGAAAACTTAAAACCAGAATTTTTAGAAAAATTAGAGCAAGAGGATGTATTATATCCATCAGTTACAGAGCGCACAATTACAGAATTAAAAGATAATGTTTCTTGGCTAAATTTAAGCGTAAATACTGCTCAAAATTTATGTATGTTAAACGATAAAAACTTATCAATTATCGATTTAGCTAATTTATTTGATAAAAATAATATAAGTTTATTATAAAATTGCTGTAATTAATAATAATTAACTATATTTGTAAAACTAAAATAAATCAAATGAAAAAAAAACCATTTAACATTACTAAAAAAAATCAGTCGATTATAGATTTTATATCTAATAAAGATTTTGATGGACACCTTACAATTTTATCATTTACTACACATTATAAATTTTCTTTTGGAACAGTAATCGAAAGAGAAGATATTTATAATTTAATTGCTTATGATAGTATAAATGATGCTATTGAAAACGCAGTACAAGAATATTTAACAACAAATTAAACTATGAAAAAAGAAAAATTAAGAGATGTTATTTTTGAAATAACAAACCCAGAAAAGAATTTAGGAGGTCGCCCGAAAGTTTTTTTAGATGATGTATCGGTAACTTTGCCAATGTCAGTTCCTAGCAAACAAAAAGAATTTCTACAAAAAAAATGGAATTTAGACTTAGAAATATTTAGAATACAAAAATAACTTAAACAAACTAATTATGAAAATTTACCAAAAATTATTAAGTATCCAGCAAAAAATTAATGGATTAGGAAAAGACAAAAGTACATATAATTATAAGTATGTTACTGGAGATAAATTGCTTGGCGAAATTAAGCCAATGATGAACAATTTAGGATTGCTTTTAAAACAAGAAATTTTGTCTATTGAAAATACTAGACAAGATTACGAAACTAAAAACGGTTCTAAGTCTGAAATTTTATCAAAAGTAATGATGAAATTCACCTGGATAGATACTGAAACAGGAGAAAAAGACGAAAATTTATTTGGTGCTAATGGTCAAAATGATTGGGAAAAAGGATTAGGAAGCGCATTAACTTATGGTGAAAGATATTTTTTACTTAAATATTTTCACATTGCAACAGATGAAGATGATATTGATAATGACCAAAGAAAAACAACTGCTGCAATACCATTAAAAGCCGAATTAACAGAACTTGACTGGATTAATTTGGAAGCAATTTTTGAAAGTAAAAAAGAAATTGTACCAGCAGAAAAATTTGACGCTATAAAGTCCGCTGTATATGGCAGAAATAATAAATTCTATGAATATACTTTATCAACTTTAAACAAACTATAATTATGAAAGATATTTTATTTCGCGCATCGGGTTTAGGAGCTTTGATGACTGAGGGGAGAGGCTTAGTACTTACCGAAAATCAAAAACAAACTTTAGCAGATTATAAACTTAGAAATTCTGGAGAAGGAAAACCATTAACAGATAAGCAAAAAATCGATTTTGAGGCACTTTTAAGCAAAGAAAACGCAAAACCTACACTAAGTGACACCGCTAAAAGTTTTATTGAAAAAATGTGGCTATTTAATGAGAAAGGTTTTTATCAAGAACTTGATAATAAATATATATCTAAAGGTTTAGAAAATGAGGACGAAGGTATCTTGCTTGTTTCAGAAATTGAAAATTCTATTTACGAAAAAAATGCAGAACGTAAAACTATTGGGAATATTACTGGAGAAGCCGATATTGTTTGCACTATTGATGGCGTAAAAGTTATTAAAGATATAAAAAGTTCTTGGTCGCCAATGACTTTTATGAATGGTGATTTATCTACTTTATATGAATGGCAAGGTATAACTTATATGATGCTTTATGATGCTGATGAGTTTCATTTACATTATACTTTAACTGACTGTCCTGAACATATTTTAGAGAATGAAAAATGGAAATTGAGAAATAAGTATAGTATTTTAGATGATGAAAATCCTTTAATGCAAAGGTTATTTAAGCAATTAGAAAAGAATTTAATATTTAGCAACGGAAACTACACAAAGGAAGAAAGAGTAAAAACTTTTAAAATTACTCGATGTAAAGAAAAAGAAGCGTTACTTTTAAGCAAAATTCCGATGGCTATTGAATATTACAATAGTATTACTTTAAATCAAATATGATAAAACAAAAATCCTGTAAAGGTCAAGGAAAAGCATTTGGCTATGGGTGCGGTAAATTAACTAATGTTGAGAACCGCATTTATGGCTTAGGTAAAATGTGCGGGTGCTATTCTGATTGGCTTTTAAATTCAGATATTGGTAAAAGTATAATGTTCAAATCATTAAATAAAGTACAAAAACCAAGATTAGAATTTGAAAAAGCACATAAAGAGCATAACGAAAAAAAAGGAATTGCTGGAGCTTTATTAGTTACTAAAACTTTAGTTCACGCATACGTTAGAAAACGTGACGAAGGAAAGCCTTGTATAAGTTGCGGTTGCCAATGGAATGATAAATTTCAAGCTGGTCATTATTATCCTGGAGGAAGTTTTGAAACATTAAAATTTAATTTAGATAATATTAACGGACAATGTGAACAATGCAATCTTTTTAAAAGCGGTAACTTTGAGAACTATACTTTAAATTTACCTAAAAGAATTGGTATTGATAGATTTGATAACCTTGTAAAACTTGCAGAAATTGACAAACAATTTAGCAAAGTATGGAATTTACAAAACTTAAAAGAAATTAGAGATAACATTAAAAAACTAAACAAATGAACGAACAAGAATTAAACGAAATTGATGTTGATGAATATTTAATATTTGAAACTATAAATGAAGAATTTAACAAACGATGTTGAAGTTGATGTAGTTGCGTTTCATAAAAAAGGAATTACTAAACCAAGCAAATTAAAAATGATGCATAGTGAATTTTTAAAATTGAAACATAAAAATTATTATTACAGAGCATACCAAATTAATTATAACAAAACTATTTTTAACAAAATTTAAACAAATGAAATTTACAAAACAAGATTTAGAAGATTACATCAGTTACTTAAAAGAAGAAATTGAGAAAACAAAAAAATATCCAGAAGATATTTATAATAACTATTACATTAACAATTTATATTTAGATTTACAAAACTTAAACAAAAACTAATTATGCAAATTACAGGAAAGATTACTAAGATTTTAGAAGCTCAAACGGGAGAAAAAAAAGATGGTTCAGGAAGTTGGATTAAACAAAACTTTTTAGTTGAAACAGAAGAAAAGTATAATAACTTATTTTGCTTTGAAGTTTTTGGCGATGAGAAGGTACAAAACTTGCAAAAGTTTAATAAGGTAGGTCAAGTTGTTGATGTTGAATTTAACGTATCTACAAATGAATATAAAGGCAGTTATTATACTTCTTTATCGGCTTGGAAAATTATGTCAGGTCAAGGTGACGAAAAGTATAAAGGTAAAAAAGAATTGACTGAAAATTTAGGTGGTAATTTACCTAATGATGAAGAAGATGAAACACTCCCATTCTAAAAAGGTAAAATAATTTTTTTATTACCGTTTTAATTACTTATCTTTGTTGTGAACTTTAAAAATATTAATTATGACAACAAAGATTTGTTTTAAATGTAATGAAAATAAACCATTATCTGAATACTATATTCATAAACAAATGGGTGATGGACATCTAAATAAATGTAAAACTTGCTCTAAATTAGATAGTAAAATTTTAACGCAAAAATTAATTTCAACTTGTGAAGGTCTTGAAAAAGAAAGACAAAGACATCGTGAAAAATATTATAGATTAAATTATAAAGAAAAACATAAGCCAAGTCCTGAAAAGAAAAAAGAAATGATGGACAAGTATAAAAATAAATATCCTGAAAAATATAAATCAAGAACTATTTCTCAAAGACTTAAACCTTTATTAAATGGTAATCATTTGCATCATTGGAATTATAACTTAGAATTTGCAAAAGATGTAATTGAACTTATTCCTAATAATCATTTTAAAATACATAGATTTATTAAATATGATAAAAAAACATTTATGTATAAAGATTTAAATGGTATCTTATTAGATAGTAAAGAAAAGCATTTGAATTATATTAATAATGTTATAAATTTATTTTAATTGTTTATTTAAAAATAATTATTACATTTGTAATTCAGTAATGTTCTGGTGGGTTCATTACATATAAAGAAATTTTTATTATCCTTTAGGGAGTAAGTGCCACCACACCGAAACCTAAAGGATTTTTTAATTTAAAAATTATGAGTGGATATATTTCATTACATCGAAAACTTTTAGATTGGGAATGGTATAATGATAATAATACAAAATTATTATTTATACATTGTCTATTAAAAGCAAATTGGGAAGATAAGAATTGGCAAGGAATTTTAATAAAAAGAGGTAGTTTTATAACAAGTATTGAAACTTTATCTAATGAGTTAAATTTAACTTTTCAGAATGTCAGAACATCATTAAGTAAGTTAGAAAAAACAAATGAAATTTTAAAAATATCAACAAACAAAAATACTTTACTAACCCTTGTTAAATATGATGAATATCAAAATTCAGAAGTTAAAGTAACAAACCAACAACAAACAACTAACAAACAACTAACAACTACTAATAATATAATAAATAATAAAGATAATATAGAGCCAATAAATTGGCTTGTCCTTTTAGATTTTTTTAATCAAGTAACTGGAAAAAAATGTAGAATAGTTCCTGATAAAGCTAAAAGGCAATTTAAAGCAAGATTAAAAGAAAACTTTACAAAAGATGATATTGCTAATGCAATTCAAAATGCTTTTAACGATAAGTATCACAAAGAAACTAATCACGAATATTTAACTTTAGAATTTATTAGCAGAGCAGATAAGTTAGAAAGGTTTTCAACACAAAAATAATTTAAAAAAACAATAAAATGAAAATATCAGATACAATAAACGAAATAGTAAACAAGCCAGAACAATACCAAATCGGGATTGATACGTTTGAAAGAGCAGAAAAGAATATGACACTTGAAGAACGTTTAGCTTGTGCAAGGTTTAATATTGATAAATACTGTTGGAGAAAGAAAGAACAAGACAAACAAGATTTTGAAAAGATTATTAACTACGCTCAATGGGCAATAAGACAATTAGAG